AAAGACGGCAAGATGGTGCCAGCTTTTGCCGCAGATGGTAAAGGTAAAATGATGGGTGGCGGTAAAGCTACTAAGGGCCGTGCTAAAGCCATGTATGGTGGTAAGAAAACTAAGGGCATGGCCCGTGGTGGGAGAGGTAGATAAGATGGCTGATAAAAAATCAAAAATGAGCGCAGAAGACGCGTTAGCTCGTATTCATAGTATTGCAAGAGGCGTAGTTTCACCGCAATATATAAAAAGAGCGGGTAACAGAGTTTCAGACAAAGATGTAAAGACTGTTAAAAAAGCAATGGCAAAAGCGCGTGGTGGTAAAGCTACCAAAGGCCGTGCTAAAGCTATGTACGGTGGTAAGAAAACCAAAGGTATGGCTCGTGGGGGCCGGGGAAGATAGCGATGGCTGAGTCGGCTAAATATACACAGCCCCCTCGTAAAGCGCAAAAATCCGTAGAACTCGGTGTGCTTACTCCTAAACAAATAGCTCTGGGAAACAAAGTAAGAGCGGGCATTGAAAAAGCACTGGTGCCAGCCATGCTTACCACTGCGGCTATAGGTGTTGGCGGAGCTATTGCCGGGACTCGTAAGCTACTAGCACGAGAGAAATACAAAAGCAAAAGAGACCGCTTACTTAGTAAAATACAAAAGCCAGATAACATGTAGGAGATTAGTACCATGCACAAAGAACACGAGGGAACATGTTGCCACGAGCATGACGGTGAGCATCACGAGCATGAGGGAGAGTGCTGTCACGAGCATCATGAAGAAGAAGAGAAAGTAGAAGATCAACATGAGTAATCAGGAGGGAAGAGTATTTCGTTTAATTGAAGAAACCGAAAATACGCCACGCCGTGCTCAAGGATCTGCTGAAGTTGATGGGCAGGTAGCCCCTGCATTTCGTGAAAAATATCGTATAGGACGAGCAAGAAGTCCTAAACCCAAGGGACGATCACGAATGAGAATGTTGGATTATACGAAATCTAATAGATACGGACTTCAAAGCACTTAAAGTAAATAAAAGAGGAACTAATAATGGCGGCACCCGTAATAGGTCTCGTTGGGCTAGCGGCGCGAGCAATTGGAAAAAAATTTGCAAAGAAATATGCAAAAGGTTCTGGTAAACGGCCTGTCATTGGTCTTTCAGCAGAGACAAAAGCAAAAAGCGAAGCTCTTAATAAAAGTCTTAGAGAGACGAGTAAAGGGCTTAAAAAAATTAACAAAGATATGCAAGCAAGCCTTAAAGAACAGAAAGTGAGGCAAGATGCGGCAACAAAAGAGGCCACTAAATTTGCTAAAAAATTGGTGGATGCAGGATCAAAAGGAGCCGTCCTTAGAGGTCCCGGAACAAAACAATAAGAAGAAAGGATTTGGGGGGCTGAGGTCCCCCTTTTTTTATTCCTCTGCGTATAGGTTATTAAACGTGATGCTGGGATCAGTGTACGTACTATCCCCCTCCGCAGAATGAACATACTGGCTAGGAGCAAAGTCAGGAGCACCTTCTCCTGTTCTCCATAAGGCTGGACTCGTAGCCCTTACCCGGTTGTTTGGCAGGGCAACCACATTTCCTTCCCACTGCCCTTCTGTGAGGTACAAGACATGAGATTGTTTGTGTTGATCTGGTGAATCTGCAATATCGTTCTCCGTGTAATCTACAGTAAACAAATATCTTGCTTCATAAAACTCACCATCTATCTTTGCTATCCAAGGACTTGAGCTAACCCGATCCATCACGATAACTTCATGGTTACGTGATTCACAGTCCCAAGGCTGTGCTAAGTGATCCTCCATCCTTTCAGGCCACTCCTCCAGTTCCATATCAAAAACCAGAGCTTGAATGGGCATCCTTGCCCACATTGCACCTCCGTGTACATTTTCAAGACCCTCTTCAAGATCAATCTCACAACCCGTAAACACAACCTGAAAAGTGAGTGACCTATCAGTTATAGTATTTACAGCGATTGCAAGTGCATGAAGATATTCACCGTGGTAATCCTGATGATTGGCTGTGAATTCTTTTCGTACCCAACATTTAAAGTACGGTATGTTTGATATGAGATAGGACATTAAGTTCTTTCATCCTTCATTTTTTCTGATAAAACTCTAAAGTAATTTCTTATTACCTTTCCTACCCTATGACTGTAGACAGGGTCACCCAGCTTACGAAGCACAGATTCCATACTTGGGGTGTCTACACAGTTAAGATCAAACTCTAAATTTCCATCACGGTTTAAATGTATCGTAAAATTCAACAACCTTGCTCTATTTTCCATAATTCGCTTATCGGTAAGTTGTAACAATCGGCTTTAAAAATAAAGTTATTACTTTCGTCCATGTCGCCCTTCTTGTATCTTACCGCTTTTGCGTAGTATTCATCTTTAGGTATCGTACCTAATATCCAAGCTTGTTGCAAGTTATTTAAAACTCTTACGAACACGTAGTCATCACACTCCTGAGACGAACCGTGAGCCGCTACAGAACATTCATAATAGTTTTTTGGAGCGGAGGTACACCGCTTAGTCTTAACGTCGACTGTGCGACCCGTGCGTGGGTCTGAGAGATCGTAGTGCTGTGTGGGTGTATGTTCGTATTTCATATAATCCCGAACTATGACCTCCCCCAAAGCTCCAGCAGAATTTCCATTACCCCGGGTGATGCTTCCTTGTAGCACTATCACTCCACTAGCAATACGTTCAGCTTCCTTAAGCTGATTGGGAGTCGGGGTAATACGAATCATGACGCTACCTTCCACCCCCATTCGCCTTCCATTCCGTTAGCGTTGTAATCTGTTACAGTGCCCTCAAAGAAATTTTTGTGGGATGCACCGTTTAGCACCCACTCCAACCACGGGACGGGATTCTTCTTAACTTTCCAATTACCTTTAAGACCTAGTTGAATCAACCGTCTGTCTGCAATGTACCGAATGTACTTCTTCACTTCTTCTGAAGTAAGACCCTCTACCGGACCCATCTGAAAAGCATTGTCTATGACTTTGTCCTCTAGCTTTATGCCAGTACGGAACATTTCGTATATACCTTTTTTGAACTCATCATTAACAATACGAGGGTGCTCATCACAAAACTCCCTAAACAGTTTGACCATACCGTTGGTGTGCATCGTCTCGTCTCTGATGCTCCACTCCACAATTTCACACATGCCCCGCATCTTACCAAACCGCTGGTAGTTAAGTAACATAACAAAAGCAGAAAACAGCGACATGCCCTCGTTCATAACAGAACGGGCAATAGCTTGGGCAGTCCCAGAAACTGTGTGGATATTGATGTTGCTCATAAATTCAATCTTATCAGACATTTCTTTGTATTCCAAAAACGCTGAAAACTCCTCCTCAGGCAACCCTAAGGTATCATTAAGGAGTGCGTAAGCCCGCTGATGAACAAACTCCCTATTAGCAAAAGATGTAAGCATAGCACGAATTTCATTGTTTTTAAATTTTGGAATATAGTATTCAAGATAGTTTCTCCCAACCATCACGTCAGACTGTGTGAACAACTTTAGTATTTGCGTAATATGATTTTTTTCGTGACTGCTTAACTTACCAGACTGCCACTGTGCAACATCCTCCTGTAGTTTACATTCCCATTCACCCCAGTGAATTTTTTCATGAGAAGTAGCGGCCTCCACAGCCCAAGGATACTTAAACGGCTTGTAAGTTATTGATTCTTCTAATAAAGACATTTGTTATTCCTAATTATTATAGACAAAAAAAAGGTCTTCAAAAGACCTCCACGAATACTCTTTAAATAAAATATTAATCATCATTCTCAGAGTCGTCAAGAGTGGTCTTTTCAACCATGTCTACAATCCCGCTGTAACACATTGGGCATAAAGAAAAAGGCAATATTCCAATGTAACCTTTTATACCGCCTTCTTCTTCAATTTTGAATTCACAGGAGCAGATATTGCAAATATCATCTGGAACCAAACCCTCCATGCCGTCTATGCCTGACAAACTGCACACTCTTCTGCTTCAGGCTCTGCATCTTGTAATGCTACCCGGTCTACCAAAAACCCTACGTGATCTGCCACAGCACCTGCGTCAGTTCTTAAGTAG